CCACGCATAGAGTGGGTATCGTTGCCACCGCCGTATCCTTGCCAAATACTCTGCCACTGTTTGTCATCTCGTGGGTCAAAATCGGTTCTGGCTATAATAATCAAAACATCATCGATGTCAACTACGCCTTCGACAATATCTCGAACGCAACGGCTGTAACTAAGACCAATTTTCACTTTATTTCCAATCTTACTTGTTTAATTGAATCCCATCGGAAACTCTTCCAATGTTTGTTTTCCAAATCATACACAGGGCAAACATCTTCATTTACCTTGCGCTCTTTCTTTTCTTTAGGAAAGTCTATTGGATTGTCTGTGTTAGTATAGTGTTTTTCTTCGGTTAAGTCAACTGGAACGAGTGACGGATTGGTTGTACACTCCATCACACGTTCAGTACCGTCCTTTTTGGTAAAAATAACAGTCACAGGACCAAAAGCCAAATGAGATTTCAACCATTTTTTAAATAGTTTAAATTCTTTTTCACTCAGCGTTGACATTTCCTGCTTCCAGTTCTTCTACACGATGACGCAAACGAATAATTTCTTGCTCTAGTCCTTCGATATGAGCCGCGACTTTATCCATAAATTCAGCTGTGTTGTTGCCTGTAGTTCGCAACATGTCAACAACTGTTAGCTTTTTTTCCTCTGCCATTTAAACCTCCAATAAAATATTAGGATTCCATCCTGTGTCTTCACTATAGCCATCGCTATGATAACCACGTGGGTTGCAAACAATGCGAGTTTCGCCAATCATGTAATCAAAACAGTGATGGGTGTGTCCGTGTGTCCACAGTTTGATCTGTGGCCGATCCAAAATAAACTCGCTCAAGTCGCTGTGGTAAGCACCGTTCATAATAGTTTCTGACTTATACGATTCATGTACACTTTGGAAACTAGGACTATGGTGTCCAACTACAACAAACTTTTCATCATGACGTTCTGCTACTACAGTTTTGATGTAGTCAAGCATATGACGATGACGAAAAACAGTATCAATGGGCTTAAGGTTAGTGTAACCTTCGGTTTCCTTTTTAATGATACGGAAGTCGTTCATCATGTCACGCACCGCATGAAGTGTCAGCGGATCGCCTTTGTTCATGTCAGTCCACAACGTTCCACCGATGAATGTTACATCGTCGATAGTCTTAGTACCTGCTTCTAAGAAGTAGACATTAGGAAATTTAGCACATTCGTCTTCTAGGACTTTAAGTGTACGATTCCACTTGCCATGATAAAATTCGTGATTTCCGGCCACATAAATGGTATGTGGAAACTGGAATGAACAACGCTTCAAAAAATCACGAAACGTTTGGACACGCTTTTGCTTACGGCCTAGTTCTGCGAACGAACCGTATTCGTAGATGCTAGGAACAACAGGATGGTCGTAGAGATCCTCGGCGATCATAATGTCACCGCTAAGGATCAAAACGTCATAGTCATTGTCGTTTTGTATATTGATGTCACTGAACTCAAGATGGAGATCACTGACTAATTTGATACGCATTTAGTCCTCTGTTTCTATAAATGCCTGAGCGTCTTCTTTTGTTATACGTCCGGCTTTAACTTCCTCTAAAACATGACGCAATGCTTCTTCAACGAATTCGTTAAAGGTCATATCACGATCATGTGCCATTTTCATGTATTTTAACAGATCTTCATCCGAAAAGTCAACCGGAACTTGTACACGGGTGTCATAGTCCTCGCCCGCTTTAATAGCTAGGCATTTTTGGATAAAGTCGTCGTCTACATCCAAATCTACATATTCAACATCATCCCATGCTTCATTTAAATTCACGCCTCGAGACTTTGCTTCTTTGTCGTGCTTCTTTTTGTATTCTGGATTAATAATGCGATATGCACGATCGTTAGTGTAGTCGCAAACTTCTACTTCATATACCCGTTGACTCTTAGTGCTAAACACAATATTGAAGCTGTAGCCGCCAGGACCGTTAACACCGTTCCAGCTACTCAGCTGATAGCTGTTTGAACCATAGCAACTCCAACCATAATCACCACCTTCAGTGATTTTATAGTCAACTAATTCCATCCATTCTTTCATTGTAATCATTTGTAAACCTTTGTATCAAAAATGATTAATGCACCTATGATAAGAAATAAAATTCCAGTCATAGTGTGACCAACACTAACATCAGCAAGTCCAGTAAGGACGTTTAAAACACCAATTGTATAGCCAATTGGTTTGCGGTATCTATCAAATAATTCTACAAATTTGTTCATTGTTCATATCCTTGTTTAAGTATTGCACGTTCTTGTTCCCATTCAGCCATTTGTTTAGCTCGTTCTTGTTCACGCTTGTCTAAGCATGGTTGGCACATTGTTCGAACCCACCCATTATCACTGCTACGTTCGGCAGTATTACCACATGATTCGCATGTACACCCACTCATGCTTTCGGCCATACGCACCATACCGTCAATGACATCATCACCGCCAGTGTAGTAAAACCGTAGTGTGCCAAACTTTTCTTTAACTTGATCCAGCGTTACTTGAGGAATTTCTGGAGGAACTTCTTGTAACGGTTGAGTCATAAACTCTTCTGCACGTTGTTTAATGTAGTCTGCACTAATGCCTTTGTTAGCATATTCTTCGGCCATCAAGTCTGCAAACAATTCGGCATTACCTGATTGCCCCGCTTCACGGATTTTGTTGAATCTAATAACAACTTCACGCTGACGGTTCCGCCAATCGATATGATGCTGTATATTACCCATGAGGTTATTAATGATGTTAAACCAACCATCGCCGCAATCAAACCCCCAGCACATACAAGTTTCTGTCATGGGCTTATTACGATTAACCATCATCTTGGGATAGTTTTTACACAGTTGTTCGTCTAGTTCTTGTCTCATTGTTCCTCCGGAACTTCTACGAAATCTTTAATAATTAGATCTAATGCTTCAATCCTACGGATATTACCTGCTACATCTTCTGGATGAAGCCAATAACCCGTAGGATTACTTTCAGTTTTAGGATTCTTTTTCCATTTTTTCAATTCGCTTTTCAAATACGCTCTGTAGTCTCTAAGGTTAAGAGCAGTAATTCGATCAGCAGTTTCACCATCGATCCATTGATGCGGTTTATGTTTAGACTTGCTCATTGCGCTACCTTTACATAATTAAGCCTAGTTACATCATTTTCGTGTTTCCAATGTTTATGATAACCTTTTACTTTGGCTTTGACAATGACTGCTGGACCAATTTCAAGATTAGTCTTACTGACCCAAGCGGCCATTTTGTTGTTAATTATAGCATCAATATTAAATCCTTCAAAGTTTTTTGACTTAACTGATGAAATAATTTCTGCATCCAAATCTTTAATCCAAGTGTCTATGTCTGCCAAATGGCCTTCATCGACACTCTTTGCAGCTTTTTTAACTTTGGTTTGTGCAACATCTCGAATCTGAACACTAGGCAAACAGGCAACATAACCAAATTGATTTTGCTTTACAGTTTCACCATTCAAAATGGTATTCACATTGGTTTGGAAATCGTTTTCGCCTTCGATAGCTCCAAACATGAATTTTCGAAAATGCTTTTTGACATCCTCTGCCCTAGTAATATCCTCTTCGGTTATTTTAAGTGGCATAGGTGCATCCTTAGGATCAGCAGTCCAGATTGCAGGATCCAGGGTGCAGAGCATGAGAAGTTTATTTGAGTGTTTGGTAAACAGAAACTTACCGTCTTCTGCCCAAATATTTTCATTTTCTTTGATATATGCGCCATTAATCCGTTGAGCTGCACAAGCCAGCTCAAGAACTTGTTGGGTTGGGTACTCTTTCATGTCGCTCTCTGGGTGAGTTAATATACTGTGTATTTTACATGAAAATGAAGTCAGTGTCAACCTTCTTTAGTCGTACATAGACTTTTTTGATTAGCTGTTTTATAACAGGATCATTTTGGTTTGGGAATTCACCTTTATACATGCCCAAACAAGGACTGGCATATTGGTTATGAAATCTCAGCCTGCTTAGTGTTTCTACATTGTGCAGATAGCGGAGTGCTCGTGTCTTGCCTAAACTACGGCAAAGTTCTATTGCAATAGAAATAGAGTAAGCATCTATTTCTTCAGGATCTGCCAAATACTCTTTGTGTTCAGGACCTCGTTCAACACCTAATTTAAATTTACGTTTTCGATATTGCCTTTGGTGCCGCAATTCATGAACAACAGTATCGAAAATCTGTATTAGTAATTCTGTAGAATGTTTTGGGAACCAAACGTGATCTTTTGGAAAGTTATGAGTAATAACTAGTTCGATACAAACATCACCTTCTTCATCATCTACTGGGTCGTAGTATCCGTTGGCATAAAACACTTCGGATAATAAATTCTTGTCTCGACGAGTTTTAACTTTAAGTTCAATATCGTTGAGTCTGAATTCTTTTCGAACTTGGTTGAGCAACTTTTGGAAACTTAGGCCTGATTTTGTGCTAGATCTTATTGAATTGCATATAGCACAAATAGTTTCCATTACGCTGTTCATAGTTACAACCTATAAGTTACCCTACCTTTTGTTAAATCATAAGGGCTAACTTCAATTTTAACCGAGTCCCCTAAAATGATTCTTATCTTGTGTTGCTTTAATTTTCCGCCCATATAACAAAGTAAAGTATTAGGCATGTTATCTACCTTAACTCTAAACATGTTTCCGGGTAGTACTTCGTCAACTTGTCCAACTAGTTCAATAATATCGTCTTTTGCCATTATACTTTGGTGACGACGATTTTACCGTCTTCAACTTTAATATCCAATGTGTCTCCTTCTTTCCAGCCTGTAAGTTCTAAAACTTCATCTGGAAATTTCATCATAACATTATCAGGATCTCCAGGAATTTCCTGAAAAATATCCTCTGCTGTAAAAATAAATTTTTCGTTTTGTTCCATAGGTTGTATTTAACTATAAATTAGTTGTCTTCGTATGGTACTGGAAACCAACCTAGTCTGTCAAGATCTGTGGCAATCTCATCTGTAATAGTTCCTTCTGGTACGTATTTCTTTGCGGCCATATAACGATCGCCTTCTTCCAGATCATAAGTAGCAAGTCCGCCCATGCCACTACAATACCAATCCATATAGTCGCCACCTTGGTTTCTAAGACGTGCTACAATGCCGCCGGCGCCGCGCCAACTGGCATGCCATAAATCTTTATCTCGGTCTTGTCTAATAGCAGGCCACAATTCTTTTGGGCACCATTGCATATTACACCATGCCGCATATAAATTTTGAGCATAGTCGTCCCGAGACCGAATCTTGTTTAAGATTTCGGCGTCTCGATAAATGTCTTCAACTAAATCCCTCAATGGTATGCACCTCTAAAACAATGCAGAACTTCGTGTCCTAAATTATGAATACTTGCCATTTTTGGAGTGTAAATTACACATTCTTTGCCCTCCCAAAATGAACAGGCTTGAACATCAAAACGCCATACTTTACCACCGCGTTTTTTATTTTCGGCAGCACATGCCGCATTGACGTCTTTGACTACAACCCATTTTAGATGAACTTGTGATACTTCATTTTGAGTTACGTCAAATTTTGAATCTGGATCTTGCCAGTTCCATGCCCAAGCGGTATTAGCAATAAGTAGTAAACCAAAAAGTGCCTTTTTCATCTGTGCCTCTGTGTGTTGTTAATATGGTGTAGACGGTAGGATTCGAACCTACAAAGCCGTCATATTGACTAGGCCCAGGCCCCCTGTGGCCGTTCGTTACACCACAGGGGAGGTCTACCAATTCCACTCACGTCTACTTGCATAGTATATATTCAATTCTGGGCAAAGTCAAGTTATTTTGGTACCCGTATAAACTACAGTTAAATATCAGTAATGAATTTTAACCAAATACCTTTTGAAAATATTGTTCGTTTTGGACAGAGAACTATGTTGGACCGACCACTATTTTCTGTGAGTTGGATACTCGGACGTTTTTGTAATTATAATTGCAGCTACTGTTGGCCTTATGCACGAAGTGATAGTGTTGACCATCGAACACTGGAAGTCTACACTTCTGTAGTTGATGAAATAAAACGACAAGCAAGAGCTAATGGTTTTAACGAATTTCACTGGAGTTTTAGTGGCGGAGAGCCAACTGCTTATAAAAATCTTTTGGATCTAGTACAGCACTTGGACGAAAAAGAAAGTTCGTACCAAAGTATCCATATGACTACTAATTTAAGTCCAGGAAGCAAATGGTGGAAAACTTGGTGTGATAAAACAGGACTGTTACAACGTAGAAGTATAACTGCCAGCTTCCACGACGAGTTCGCTAAAGAACAAGAGTTTGGCGATAAGTGTTTACAGTTACAATACGAACTAGTTCATGTTACTATTAACCAAGTAATGGTTCCTGAAAAGTTTTATGAACTGTATGAGCGTATGGAACGTTTCCATAAACGTGGAATTAATGTAACTCTTAAACCACAAAGTGATCCAACTGCTAGTCATATAGTAGACGGATATACCGATGACATGATTAAACTAATGCAAGAAGGATTCCCACAAAAGTCGCAAGGAGAAGAAGTTTATCAAATTCGCCTAAATGACGGAGTGAAAGACTACTACTTTGACCAAGCAGAAAGATTTAATGCTTTTGGATTTAATAAATTTCAAAATTGGACTTGCAATAGTGGTTATCAAAGTGTTATAATTAGAGGTAACGAAGTTAAGCGTAGTTACAGTTGCCATGACGAACCGTTAGGTACACTAGAACACTTTGAATTATTTAAGGAACCTAGACGCTGTATTACACCTACTTGTGTAAGCTCAGCGGATAGTAAAATACCAAAATGCAAATAGACTTAGAACATTTACACTACTGGATGTGTGCCATTCGCGAAAGCAAAGATCCTATGCGTACTCTTGATGCTTTCTGGCAAGGGCAGTTAAAAAGTAAAGACTGGTTAATTGAAAACTTGGTCTATTACATCTACCCAGAACGTAACAAGGAATTAGACTTTCCAGTAAGTGTTGACATACACGGAGGTTGGGTAGGAGTTTTAGCCAGTATGTTGTTTCAATCTGATCTTCCTATCAG